CTCGCCTGCCCCGGCTTGTTCTTCACCTTCATCCTCTTCTTCCTCAGTACCACCGAATGCGCCATACTCTTCCTCGCCCTCTTCACCTTCCTCTCCACCCATACCGCCCATCATCTCGGCCTGCTTGGCGGCATTGTATATGCTTACAGCCTGCGGATTGAGCACCACGTTTGCGTAGTCCTCGTCTATCTCATCCAGACCTTCCTCCGCACGTACCTCATTGATGGTGCGATAGGTCTCTATCTGCTGTTTTCTGGCACGAGCTTCCTTCTCTATATCGTCATCCTTGACACCGACGAACTCGAACCTGTAGTCCTCATCCACCTTACGCAGTATCTTGTTGAAGACATTCTCCAAGTACATCAGTAGCGACCCTAGGCCACTGTCCTTGGAGTGCTGTATCCTAGGCTCCCCGGAATCACCGATGAGTGCCTGTGAATCGTCACTCTTGATGCCCAGCTCTGCAAGGTCGATACCAAATACCGTGGCCTTGATGGACATCACCATCTGCATAAGCTTGTGGTACTCCATCTCCCGGTTGTTGTCGCCCAGCTTCTGGAAGTCCATGCCCACACCTTCCTTACCGGACGGTATGACAGGTATACGGAACTTGGCACCGTAGCCTTCCATCTGCTGTCGCCAGTATCTCTGTATCGTGGATATCGTGGTAGGGCTGACATCGCCCAGCACTTTTATGAAGCCTTTGGGAATCTTGTCCTTGACGAACTGGTCCCGGTTGTAGGTGATGGCAAAGAGGAAGGTAGTAACGATGTCAATGCTCTGCTCCAGAGGAGAGTAGCCATAGCCACGGAACTTCACGTCCGTGCGCTTGTTCATATAGTCAAAGATGAGGTCATCCGGTGTGAAGTCCACCTTATGCTCCTTGGCCATCCCAAGGTCCACGACCTGCCTGAACTTATACTTACCGTTGGTATCCTGCAACCTCTTGACAGTAGAGCCGTCCAGTACCCAGAAGTCGTATACATCTCCACCCCTAGTGCGCCTCAGTTCGATGCCTATCTGGTCGATGACCAGCGTATCCCGGATGAGCATGTCGGCAACGTCCATCATGTCGTCTTCCCGGTCCACGTCATAGCCGAACCCGGTATCAAGGAAGAACTGCTGAAGCTCCTCTCCCCGGTCATCCACCTCGTCTTTCTTGACGTTGAGCACCCGGAAGCCTCTGGCATCTTGGTCTGTCGATATCTTGCAGAACGGCTTTATCTGGTCGCACCGCTTCTTGATTATACCGCCCACCAGCGTATCCTTGTGAGCCATGTTGCGCAGTGTCTGAAAGTTGACCTCTACAAGCTTTTCCCTAGTACCAGTACCCCACTTGTCCTGCACGGTGTAGTAGAACTCACTCATCACCTTGCGCAGGCTGTCTAGTTGTTTCTTATCAGGCATCAATAGCCTCCTATGTCATCCACGACTTCATCTACTGCCATCTGTTTACGTATCTGGTTGAAGAAGTCATCTGTAGTCATCTGTGATTTTTCTTGTAGACGTTTCCTTTCCGCTTCTGGTAGGTCATCCATCTCACTATGAACATTACTCTGACCCATTTCTTTATCAATCCTCTCTGACTCTTGTTTGTAGACACTAAAATAGTCAGAACCTATAACCATATCAGCGGCAAGGTCTCCATAGGCCTCAGCAAGCAGGTAGTGGTCCGGCCTGCTCTGCTTCTGCACCCACAGGAACTCGCCATGGTCCGGGTCTATGATGCGTACGTTGCTGTCCATGTGCTCCACGTATTCCTTGTCATCCATCATGTTTATAGGATTCAGATATACGGTATGCTCATAGTTTCCCTTGACCCGGTCTATCACTGGTGTGCGCCTGACCGTGATGGTGCGATTCTTCCTGTCTATGTGAGTCTCCTTCACACTGCCGAAGAAGCAGGAGTGCACCCGGTCTGTCTTCTCCTTTAGTCTCTCGACCATTCTCTGCTCCGGGAGTGCATCAATGACCATCCTATCCACCCCATACACGGAGATGAGATTCACAAGCTCCTGCTCGTCATGCACCTTTCCCTTGTAGATGAGCATCTTGCGGCCATCCCGGACCTCACGTATTATCACATGCAGGTCGTTACCCACATCACACCCGGCATACCTGACCCCATGCTTCTGGATATTGGCTCCACACAGATATTCGCCCCGGCTAGCCACTATCTCTTCTCTGGTTATCTGTGCCAGACCGCCCACCATAGGCATGCCAAGGTCACTGTTCATGAAAATCTGGAACTCGGTCTCGTTCATGCGGCTGTCCACGCACCTGTCCGCTAGGTCCTTGAGAGCACCCTGCGGAGAGAAGACCTTACTGATATGATATCCCCTGCTCTCCCTCTGCGGCCACTCATGCACCCATGTGGACCGGGCGGCAAAGCGATTGACAGGCTTATAGCACCGATAGCAGTACATGCTGATATCCTTCTTCATCTCTTCCCTAGTGTAGCTCCTGTCTAGGACCTCAAACATTCTGCGCCCGGTCTCCCGGACCACATTCTTGAAGAAGTCATACTCCTGCCACTGGTTGCAGTGTGGACACTTGAACATGCGCTTGCCTTTGGACGATTGTTCATAGTCTGCACTTACCCCGAACTCCACGACCGTTGGGTTGCTGACTATCCTCTCATAGGCAAAGTCGCTGTCCGATATCCTGTCCTTGGCCAGCAGTATAGTAGCTTGGTCCATCCTGTCCTTCTCATCGTAGTAGATGGCATCAGCAGGATACTCTGTGAAGTTAGCCGGGGAGTTGGATGCTACGTAGTTGACCACTCCCTGACCGAACATCTTGAGTGCTACGGAATCCGACCGCTTCATGGTGCTCATAGCCAGAATCTGCCTATAATACGGCACCTTGGCTATAGTCCTGTCTATTCGGTTGTTTACAAACCTGTTACGTATGTCGGTCTTGGGAAGGATGTACATGATGGACATGCCCCGGTAGGCCTGTTGCAGGTGAGTGATAACGAAGGCCTCCGATATGCCGCACTGGACAGACTTGCGAATGACCACCTTCTTGGCCGAATGGGCATCCTTGTAGATGTCAAGCAGGAACTCCCGGTTCCGGAACGACATGGGAGCATTCTTGGTATTGAGATGGTGATACTTGGCCCAATAAATGTTGGGATACTTGCCTGATAGCTTCTTCTTCTTGAGGTCCAGCTTATGCTTCTTGAGTTTAGCTACCCTATCAGGGATTATGAGGTCGTTAGGCATCTAGGCTAGTTCTTCTTCTGTGACCACTTGGGCATCTGCTATAAGGACATCGACTTCTTCCAGCTCGTTGTCGATATCCTGCTCCTGCTGGCCGCCGCCTATGCCGACACCCACTGCCACCAGTGGTGGTTGCGGTACGTTGGAGCTTTCCAGACCGGAGAATCCCAGAACGTCTACAGCCGCCTGCCTTGCGACCTTCAGGTCTCTTCTCTGCATGGCTATGTCTTCCAGCCGCTGTAGCATCTTCATCTGCTTGGATTGCAGATACTGCATGACCTTCTCACGATTGTCACGCATAAGGTGGGCCTTATACTCGAAAAAGGCTGGCGCACCTATCCATGCCGCCAGTGTGTGCATGGGTACCCCGAATTCCTTGGAGATTTCCTTGAGACTCTGGCCGCAGACCATCCGCACTGCGACCTTCTTCTGTGTGTCGGTTAGTAGTGTGTCCATACTTCACCTCTCATGCTGTCATAAACATAAGAGGTATTAGTGTATGTTTTTGTATGTAACGCAGAGTAAGAGACTTTTCCTAGCCTTTACCTCATCCCAAACCAGCTCTTGACCACCATTATGGTCACTGAAGCGAACGCTATCACACAAATGCCTATAACGACCAGTGAGAGCACTCTATCGATAAGTAGTGCTATATCCAACGTAACATCACGCACGTGTTGATGATGATTTTCCCAAGTTGCTCGTCTATGCCGTACTTCTTGAATGCGTATTCGAACGTGTCCTCAAGTGTCTTGTCCGGTGACCTGCGCTCTGCCGCCTTCCAATCAGCCAGCATCTCCATGATGTCGATGAGATTCATGTCATTGATGCCGTCCTTGTGAAACCCGGCATGGTGCCTGTTGTTCTCATAGTGGTGGTCCACCGCTGGCTTGGTGAGGTCCACGCACTCCTGATACTCCGGACTCCCATAGTTGGCCTTCTTGAACTTCTCCCTAGTAGACACGAAACCATCGAACTCCAGCTCCTGAAGCTTGGTCCTGTCGTGTGCGGCCCCTCTCATCTTAAGCTCACCACACACCTTCTCAATGTTCTCCCTCACCTCAGAGATGTGAAGTAGGGTGTCACACAAAAAATCAAACTCTACATTCATATTTTACTCCTTAAATATCTCGAATATCCTATCAAGAAGCTCCCTACGAACTCTTGTCTCCACAAAATAATCTTCTGTGGACGTTATCACAGGTTCGACATGTACCACCCCTCGCATACACTCGATAGCAGACACAAGTGCCTCAAGGTCATCTACTCTTACGTCTTGTTCAAGTACAACTGTTA